TACGCCGTGAGCGCCGAAACCGCCGAGTCATACGCGGTCTTTTCGGTCGTGATGCCGTAGGCGGTCGCTTGCGCGTCGATGCCGGCCTGTTCGGTCGTGAGCACGCTGTAATCGCGCTCGACTGTAGGCTTTTCCGGCGGGGAAAGCAGGCTGTCGTCGGCAATTTGCGCAAGTTCGGCATTGGCGATCTGTGCCTGCTGGGCCGCATCATCCACTTCGGTTTTAAGGTCGGTAAGCTTGGTCGGCTGCTTGGTCTGATCGGCAATGACAAGTGCATCGCTCAACGTCGGGGCGCTGCCGACTCCATTCGCATTGAATGCCCGCACGCGTGCGTAATACGTCCCAGGCTTGGCGTTGTGGATGTCGGCAGACAATCCCCTTAGCTTGTCACCAAGTGATTGCCACTCGCCATTGTCCTTGCGCCATTCGCACTGGTAGCGCACGGCGTTCGCGGTTGCCGTCCAGCCAACCGAAAGCAGGATGGATGCGAGTACGGTTCCGGCTGTTTCGTTGCTTGAAATCGTGACGCTTGCCGGCCCCGTCTGCGAACTTGGCGGAACTACACTGACCGGCGGCACCATCAACGCATCGCCGAAATCGATCGCATTGAACTTGCTGGCGTTGTGCTGCAGCGCGGTGACTGTGAAACTGATATCGTCGCCGGAGCTATCGTCAAGCACGCTCACAACGCGATAGGTTTCAGCAACCAGCGTTGAACTTTCAACCACCCATACCGATTCTGCACCCGGCGCAATACTGAAGCCCGGCGACGCGACGCTAATCACGTTGCCCGAAACGCCGGTTACCGCATGCGTTTCGGTGATGCCGGTCGGGAGCGCGCAGGTGATCGCATCGCCCACCGCAACCGTGGGCGCGCTGTCCACGGTGATCGCGGTCGCCGTGGCGGAATGAATGCGTCCTGCCTGTCGCTTGCCTGCACGCGCTGGGTCGGATACGCGGATGATCTGGCCGGGCGCGCACAGTGTGCCGTCAAGGCCCACCTTGAACGTAACGGTCCCGGTTTCGAGCCGTGACGTGTAGAGCGTCCACAAGCCGACGCGATGCGCCTATGCGCGGCTGGTGCAGCCAAAGGCCGTAATCTCGATAGGCTGCACGCCGTAGCGCGAAATGCCTTCATCGTCGCTGACATATTCGACCTTGGCGCGGCCAAAGTCCGACATATCGTTCCACGACACCAGCGCGACGGTGTAGCGGGTCTTGCGGCCGCTACCCTGATACGCGAACGCGCCATCAATGACATTCGCGGCCGTGTAGGTGTAGACCGGATCGGATGGCATATCGGCGACGGACTGAATCGCGCCGCCAGCCCAATAGATGATCCCGCGAAACACACTCGCAAGGTCTTGCATGACCTTGTACGCTTCGGCCTGCGTCTGCAGGAACACGCTGCAGGTCATGCGCGGCTCTTGGCCGCCGAACCCATCCGAAACCATGCCATCGCAATACTACGCGATGGTGTAGAGCACCCACTTGTTTACCAGCGATGCAGGGCAGTAGTCACCAAGCCCGAATCGCGCATTCGTCACAAGGTCATAGAAAATCCACGCCGGGTTGTTCGTCCACGCCGGCTTGAATGTGCCGTCCCATGTGCCGGTATAAACGCGCGTCGTCGGGTTGTAATTGCTAGGCACGCTGACAATGCGGCCGTACATGTAGAACGCGCGCGTCGGGATCGAGGAGAATTGCGAGGCATCAACGATCAATCCGCCATAGGCGGAATTCGGATACCGGAATTTTCCGTCCGTGATTTCCGTGTAGCTCTCAACGGTCGTGGTGTCGGCAACGGTCGCAAGATTCGCGTTCGCGGTCAGGCGACGCACGCGAACCGTCCACCCGGTAGTTGCGGGCGGCAAATCAATCCGGTGCGCGCGTTCGTACTTGCTGGTGCTCTTGCCAGTGAATGCCGACGAAATACACTGCTGATACTCGCCGCTGTCGGTCTTGAGGTCGATGGCGTACTGAACGGTATACCCCGTGATATCGCCCGTCGCGGTGTCGCTTTTCTGGATGCTCGGCATCGACAGCCGCACACGGATGGCTGTCAACTGGAGATCCGTGATGGTCTACGTCCACGGCGTTGAGGATTTCAACTCCACGCCGACGCCGGTTTCGTTTTCGACGTCAGGGAATCCGGTCATGAATGTCTGCGACTGCGATCCGCTACGCGAATCGAACTTGACATTCTTGAAGTTCAGCGAGCCGTCGGCATTGGCAACGGGCGTGCCATTGAGCGCCAGGTCTTGCAGAACGTTCGTGGGGTGCACGAACCCCTATAATTCCCCTTCGCCCCACAGGTCAAGCACGCGCGCGTAGGCAATGGATTGCAGGTTATCCGGTGACTCGACGGAACCCTGCTGGCCGCTGCTGTCGCCGCCACCGCCGTAACCTTGAATGTCACCGTTCATCATTGGACTGCCGTCCGTGCGCGGAACAGGTCGCCGCCGTACCCAAGCGACCCGGCGCCGGAGATGGGGGCGAGCGCAGCGTGCGAATGATCCTCGACCGAAATACCGGCGCTGATCACGGCCGAGCCGATCCACATGGGGCCGCCAGCAAAGTACGGCACTGGATGGCCCTGCGCTTCAGTATTGATCGGACCATTGAAGGCGTAGCTCGGTGTGTTGCCAGGATTGTCTTTCGAGTTCAAGCCCTTCGGCAACGGCGACAGCATCTGGATCACGCCGCCAACGATCATCGCCGCGCCTTCCCATATAAGTTCGTACTGCTGCGTATAGATGCCAACCACCACCAGCACGATACCAAGGATGATGTTTAACAGGCCACCGCGCTTATTGCCTACCATGATCGGCGCAATGCGGATGTCATCCGAACCAACCGGGTGCTTCAATTCATCGCGTGCGAGGTTTTTTTTTCCAGCGAACACGGCAAAACCGACGCCGCGATCCTTGGACTACATTAGGTAAGCGCGAAAGCCAGCAATCTGTGAGCAAAGCGCCTGAACGGCTTCGGCGACACTATTCGTATCCAACGCCAAGCGATGGACGCGACCAAAGCGGCGACCAGCTTCGCCGTATAAGCGAATCGTGCGCAATGTTGGGCTATATGTGTTCATTAGGTTCCGAGCGAAATGCGGTTACTGAATTCCGAACGCGGTCCAGACAAGTTTATCTACCGCGAGACGGTCGGCCTCGTTATTAGGCATGCCGTCTTTCAGGTTTTCTTGTTTTACAACGCCCAAGGCAACAGCCTTTTTGACGTATCCGGCAAATTCAGATTCAGGAATGACAGTTACGCGATTGCGCTTGAGGCAGGCCACGGTATCCGCATGCGATGCGGCGGCCGCCGCGCACTCTTTTTCGAGCGCATGGAGTTGACCCAGCGTTTGCCCCGGTGCGCGGATGGCAGCCAATTTTGGCGCTTGTGGAGCTTGTTGTGCGGCAGCACTATTGGCGTTCGTATAGCCGCGAGCCTTCATGCATTCCTTGGCGAGAAAGTACTCATTGAACGGGTCGCCGTTCGCCGTATGCTTCTCGGCATCGTAAATACATGCCTGTTTGTCTTGAGAAAATTGCGCATCATCCGCGCCAGGCTTTGTCCATACGGTAGGCGAGCAGCCTGCCATTGCCGCACTGGCGAGCGCTAAGATTGCCAACATCATTCCGCGATTCATGGTTAGCCTCCCTGTTTCGGAGGCACGAGTTTCGCGCTCTCGTGGCGCAGGGTCAAGCGCGTCACTTCGCGCCAGTAGCCGCCGTATACGTCCCGGCTGGAAAGCCTGCCATACAGGTGGTGCAGCATGATACCGTCGCCAAGATAGACGCCGGCATGGTTCGGCACGCCGTTTTTCGACTGGACCTGCATCAGAATGGCGTCGCCCGGCTGCTCGGGGGCTGCAATCGGCTCAAAACCGCACTCGCGAAAGTGTTCGGTGTACAGGTCTGAATGTCCATCATTCCACCACTAGTCCCGGCGCGGGAAGTCCGGCAACTCAAGTCCCCATTCAAGCCTATACCAATCCCGCATCAGGCCGTAGCAATCGAGCGTCCCGTGGTGAAACGGGCGCCCGACGAGCGGGGCTTGGTAGCCCTCCGGCGCGATACGGTTTACCTCGCCTGCCGTGATCGTGCCATCTTCTCCCTTGGCGACCGCCACGATGTACCACGGTAGTCCTGACGCCTCACACGCTACCCGATCACCTTCCGATGGCCGCGCCACTGTATCGCATGGGTGCGAGTGAACGATTGCCGTGATTTCCCCCTCATCTTCGGCGGCCGCGTAATCGACAGCCGGAAGGATGAAGTGATCGCCTGCATCTTCCGCATCGTTGCGGCACGGTATGTATCGCTCGCGACCCTTGCGAATGATTGTAAGCCCGCAGCATTCGCGCGGATACTCGGCAACCGCATGCGCTCGGATCGCCTACAGAGTTTCAGGCGTCATGTGCGCAAGAGTCCTGCGGCCGGGAAGCTTCCGAACGCAAGTCCGGCCGGATCGTTGCCGAAACGAAGCTTGCAACTACTGACGCGGCCTCCACACTTGTCCTCGGCCATGTCGGTTGTCGGCGTGTCGTCGGCCATCGCCACGGCTGGGCCGGTGTATCCGCAATACGGACCGCGATAGCCTCCGATTGCAAGCCAAGGACAGACATTTGCCACGATCTGGCGGCGAGGCAGCATCACGCCTTGGAAGTTCAGTGCGCTGGAAAGTTCGAACTGCACCGCCGTACTGGTTTCGTTTGCCTTGCGTTCGACAAACCA